ACCTTGTTGGCCTAAATCAAAATCTCCTGATTGTATATTAGCTGCAATGGCTGTTGCTGTTCCAGCTTTAATTTGATTGTTACCTGTTTCATGTTCATAGTATGTTGTACAACCATCAGTATTACCAACCGTTGAATCACTTGTTGAATCTGAATCATATTCTGTTGCATGAGGCTTGCCAAAAATATGAGAGTCTGCCCATGCTGATCTTGCTAATGAGCTTGTTGTCCATACAGGTCTTTCCGCTGTTGAATCCATATAGTTATAAGTCACTGATCGATTGTTTGATGCCGCACCACTTCCAGGATAAAACCATGTCACTTCACCAAACAAGTTATTTAANCCTGCATAGATATGATTTTTAGGAACGGTGTTAATATCATCATAAACATAATCTTCAACTAGACATGCAAGTGATTCTAGTCGACCTGTGTATCTAAAGAAACCATTTTCTGACATCCAATAAGCTGATCCATCAACTTCGACCGCTGCGTTCTTACCAATGAGTCCACAGTTCGTACCTACTTGTTGAAAAGAAAATACAAAAGGTGCACCCACAAATCGCATAATAAATAAAGAGGTATCCGTCCAAATGTAAATTGCATCACGACCTCTTAAAGCTCCCACGATCCGTGTTCCGTCAGCCAGTCTTTGTGTACCAGCAGTATTGGTTGCTGTAGGTGTCCATGACGTTAAGGACTCTTGGTCCGACCATCTTATATACATATCATCTTGTGTTGATGTTGTACCAATCGTTGTTTCTGTACCAAAAGCAACTAAGTGCCGATCGGGTGTAGATACTAAAGTTTGTGTTGTTGCTGTTGGGCAACCTGATATAACCGTTGCTCGTGTTGATGTGGCTCCTGATGCATTGGCATCCCATTCAAAAGATGAACCATCAGCAATCGTTGCAATTAATTTATTTCCAAAATTATCCAAGGTCCATAAACCAGGAGCTGTTACAATGTCTCCTGTTTGTGATGCACCCCATTTTGTATAATCTGATGCATCGGTTACCGTTGCATCATCGGAGTGTGATGCAGCAGTTGTATTATCTGCACCTCGTGTCAATCCTGATAGTGTATTGGTTCCTGTTGTGTTTGTGGTATAAGCAATACGTTCGTTGTCAATTAATACCGTTCCTGATGCAGGAAAAGAAGCTGAATCATCAAGAACAATACTTGATGAACCACTTGTTAAAGCCCCATTCAATGCATCAACAAGTTCTCCAGCAACCGTACCACCCCATAAACCTAAACCCCAACCAGCGGCTGAAGCTTCTGTAGCTGGGCCGATAGAATAAAAATGTCTAACTCTTACTCCTCCGGATGTACTGGCTCCCGATCCACTTTCGGCTGATCCCATTTCGACTGTAAGGGTTGTGCTTGATGGAATGGAGGTAACCATAAAATTCGTATCGTCAAAATCATCAGAATCAAAATTAGAATTGGTAGCAGCGCTAAAATTATCACAACGTATAATATCAAACTTGGATATATTATGAGCGCTCGCAAACGTGATCGTAACTGTTGCATCGCTTTGTGTTGTTGTAAAGGCATTAGTTAAAGTTGTTGTACTTTTAAGAGGAGTTATATCATAAAAAGCTCCTCCTGAATAGACGTATAAAAATCGGTTTGTTCCTAGTGCAGCATACTTGATACCATCGGAACTGACAAAGTGGTGTAATGCTGTGTTTCTACCTGTAAGTGTGTTGTCTCCTAGTTGAGCCCAACCTCCTATTTTTTCAGGTGTAGCATATCTAAAACGAACAAAGTCACCACTTACCCATTGGCCTTCGCCACCTGTAGCTGTAACTTGTTTATTAAAACCCGGTTGAAAATTTACTTTTTGTAGCATACAAAATCTCTTTGTATTTAATTATACTAAAATTTAGGTAGGATCAACTATTTTGGTATGCCCAACATAGGTCTTTTATCAAAGATATTCTCTTTACCAAATCTACCGTTGGCATCATTATAGTGTAAAAACGTCTGAACGCAAACGTTTCCTTCAAAAGCTTCTCTCCAGTGTTCTAGCTCACAGCCACTATAAACCAGCATATCACCTATTTTTAGATTTACTTGATTGCCTGTGGGAACATTATCTCCTCCCGTTGGATCAATATAAATAGGCCATGCATCGCCTCCTAAATGCAACGTTGTTGAGATTTGGCAACTGTGTCGGTCTTTATGTCGGTGTAGTATATCTCCTTTTTTATAAGCCCTTGTATAGGTGTATGTGGGTAATAGTTTTAGTTCAGTATGTTTCTCCATAATCGGTAATACTTTCATCATTAACGTTTCCATAAACGTATCACTATAAACGGAATAAGTATTTGGAACTTGTTCATCCTTCCATGTACCAAAGCCAGGTGTAAATTCAGATACATAGTTATTTTTATGCATCCATTCTGTAGCATCACGTTTCATTAAAAAATAATTAAAAGCAAAGTTAGCTAACTCAAAAGAAATAGCATTTCTTATTACTAAATATTTATGCTGCTGAAATAAATTCATTATCTTTTTTATAAAATTTTTTTATATTATTTATTAATGCTTCTGTTCGTTTAAATTTATTTTTTTCTTCTATTTTATAATACTTAGACAATTTAATCTTAAATGAAAAGGATACAATATTACTTAACCAATTACAAAAGTCTTTCCCAAACCCATTTTCATATTTCCATACTTTTGTTTTAGTTGATATAAACTCATATTGAGGTCTAAAAAAGTTGGTATTATGTTCTTCTGAAATGTTTTTATTAAAATTGTTCCAATCCTCAATATCGGATTGATTAAAAGTTAAATCAGGTAAACCACTAGCCGAAAAAAATCTATCAACAGGGTTTCTAACAATTGTAAAATGAGGAATGTTTTTAATTTTATTCCATTTATTATAAATACTTTTATGCGCATGAAGCATTTGAACTCCTTCTATTTTTTGTGTTACATAAAATCTTACGTATGGAGAAGTTAAAGAAACATGTTCATCTTTAAAAGGATGAATAATTTCACAGCCATGGAATCCTAAATTTTCTACTAAAAACCTACCCGCCGTACGTGGTATATGAATAAAGAAAAATTTGTTGCCGGTTTCTTTATGATTAATGATTGGCATTTTACCTTTGTAAAAAATTAAAAGATACTGATATTCTAATATCTTGACTTCGATTAGGTTGTACCTCATGCCAAAGCCAAGCAGGAAACATAATGATCATTCCAGCTCTAGGTTTATAATGTACTTCTCTCCATACTGCAGAAGGTAATTTTCCTTTTTTTCGATCTGGCATCGTTGTATGAACACCAGGTCTTGGATCATATAACATTAAACTGCCTGTAATTTTCTGGAGTCTTTAATCCAATACACTCCTAGAAAATAAACTATTAGGATGTAAGTGGGGTCTATTATATCCACTTGGATAATTAATATTAGCCCACATATTTCCAAGTACAGGTTTTAAAGTTAAAAATTCTTTTTTAAATATTTCATATTGCATAGCAAAGAGTTCTTGCATTAAAGGATCATATTCTTTTTTTTTATTCATGTCGGTTGTGCTATGCCAACCATTAATATTAGTTCTATTATGTCCTTTAGGATCTTCTTTATTCCATCTTAAAATTTGTTTTTCTAAATAATGATTAAGTTCCACAGCATTAGGAATTTCTTTGATGTAAATAGGTGTTGGAAAATGGTATTCAGTAATCATTTAAAAGAAGGACCTCCAAACCACATCACTAAAGATTTTCTTTCACCCTTAGTAACAGGTTTAACACGATGCTGTAACCAACTTGCAAAAAAGATAGCTTGACCTTGTTTTAATTTTGCTGATTTTCCTTTGTGCATAAACTCTAGTTCTCCACCTTCAAAAGTAGAAGGATCAGATAATAATAAAGTCATAGATATTTTACGAACAGGAGGTTGATTNTTTCCTAATACATCATTATCCATATGCCAATCATAAAAACCACCCTCAAGATAATGTGTAAATTGTGCCACCTCTGTTAATCCCANACCTTCAAAACCAAAATGATTACCATTAGCTTTTAACATTGTAGTTTCAATATCTTTATACATCTCTGGCATATCTTTAAAAGGTATCCAGCTAATTGTAGTAATTCTTTTTTTAGGATCTATTCCACCTCCAGGTTTTTGACTTATACCTACAGCAGCTTCTTCTTTTTTTAAACTCATACCTTTATTAATAACTAGTTGACATTGTTGTGGTGTAAAAATAGGTTCTGTTGTTTCTACAATGTAGCTTTTCCAAATAGGTTCTGTGGGTATCATCCTGCGGTCCTTGTTGCGATGGGATTATACTCGACATCCATATTAGCTGCAAGCGTACGTCTTATAGCATTGGGATTGGTATGAGGATAAACACAATGTCTCATGTCATAAGGAAAAACATAAAAATCTCTTTCTTTTGTATTAGGTGAATAATCTGATTTAACAAATTGTCCGTTTGCTGAACCTAGAATTTGAAGTCTACCATTCATAGGTACGTCTTCTCTAGCATATTCAGGACCCATGTCTGTTGGAAGCTTTAATATCATGACTGAAGACAAGCCTGTAAAAATACCACCTTGATGAATATGAACAGGATTATATTCGCCTGCTGTCATTTCATTAATCCATATAGAGGTCATCTGAAGTTTATAAGGATGTATTTTATTATAATCTAAATAATGTTNAAANNTACTTTNNAACCAATNAAGNANATANGGNGNAAGNANATTATGNNNNTGCATTTTATTAGTTGCTTCCCCACCATAAAATAAAGAGTTTTCTTTTTCTATCTTACCAACCAGTTGTTTGTGAGCATCAGGCAGATTGACAAAATTGTTTTCATAAATTTCATTAAGTGTTTTAAAAATATCTAAAGGAACTTGATATTTTAAAATGGTTT